GGTGGCAGGCAAGGAACTGGTCAATGTGACCAAGCAGATCGGAGAGTTTTTCGACGGTGTAGATGATTTACGTGCTGCCCATGAGAAAAAGAAAAACAGCTTATTCTCTGGCACTGATGAAAACGCAATGGAGACTTTTGTGAATTTACAGAAGGCCAAGGACGCTGAGGAGGAGCTTCGTCAGATCGTCATTGCGACCAGAGGTTTTAGCGCTTGGGGCGAACTGCAAGCTATACGTGTGCAAGCAAGAAAGGATCGCAAGGCAAAGATTGAAGCAGATAGAAAGCGCAAGGCAAAACTTTTTGAGCGCATAATAATTTATGGTGGTGCTGTAATTATTGTTTCTATTTTGATCGGAATCACCGTTGTAATTATTTTGGCTAAACAAGGCAGAATTTAATGTCTGACGGTGTATCGGGTATAGGATCAGCCCCGTTTAACATTCAGTCGGATATCCATCAACAAACACAAAGTCGTGAACGTATAGAAACTCACCTAAAGGAACAAATGGTTGAGAAAGAACACAGGACCAACCACGCGCATCTGGAAGCGCTAGCGAAGCAGAGATTTGATTTGGGGGAAGCTTATGATCGCTTTGGACGCAAGACCAACGCAGACCGCCCACAAGGAACTAAGATAAACATAGAAGTTTAGTTCAATAGAACTTTTAATAATACTCTACAGGACGCTGATACTTAGGCTCATCGTCCCAATCATCTGACTCAGCCTTTACCCAACCGCCCTGCCTAAACCTCAATAGTGCTTGAGTGGTGGAATCCACATAGTCATCATGCTCTCCTGACGGGAAGGCAGCACACTCCTCGATAACCTCATGTGCCCACTGGGTGGGTGGGTGCCATATAGACCCACTAGCAAACAGGTCAGTCACAGCATTTGCTCTGGCAATTTTATCCTGCCCGCGAGAAGGAGTGAACTCTGTAACAGGTATACCCATTGCCCTCAGTTCAAATATCAGTGGGGCACCAGAAGCTTTCTTTTCCACGATCATTTGATCAGGCTCAAACTCCATGTATTTTTCATAGGCAGCACGTTTTAAGTCTGGGAACTCAAGCTTTTCCTTGTAGGCATCCAACATAATTAGGTTGGGTTGACTAAGACCTGTGTCATCAGGGTGGTAGAATACCCCCCATGTGGTGCAAGCACTATAGTCAGATCTCTGTGTCTTGAGGAATGCGGTGTCCCAAGACTGCAATATGATCTCACAGGGGGGTGGGCTAGGCCTATCCCATTCTCTCCACCACTCACGCTTGATGAGTGCCCCTTCCTCAGACGTGGGATTTTGTTGATATTGGGCATTCCACTTTGAAGGTGGAAGTTCTGCCCTCAAAGCATCCAGTTCATCCATTGACCAAAACTCAGGCCAGAGGGCTTTACCCGAAGGCATTATAGCTGGGAACTCGATTATTTCCCAATCGTCCATACCTTTGTTATTTCCTGTGGACTTCATAATCTGCCCAGTAAGATCTCGCAAAGACCAGCGTGTCATCACGACAATGATGGCACCACCGGGCTGTAATCGCTGGCGTGGGCCAGATGTGTACCATTCATACACACGATCATAAACTTCTGGGTTGAATTGCCCCTGTTGGGCGTCCTGTTCTGAGTGAGGATCGTCAATAATTAGGAGATCAGCACCTTTACCAGTAACTGCCCCACCAACACCAATAGCGAAGTAGTCACCACGCTTGTTTGTGTTCCACCTTCCTGCCGCTTTAGAGTCAGATGACAGGGTTATACCGCTGAACACGTTCTGGAAGTCCTCAGATTGGATAAGATTCCGCACCTTCCTACCAAATCCAACTGCCAACTCAGCAGTGTGGGCGGTTTGAATGACTTTCTTTTCAGGATATTTACCCAGAAACCATGCTGGCAGTAAGTAAGAGGCGAACTCTGACTTGGTATGACGGGGTGGCATGTTGATAATCAGACGTTTTAACTCACCGCGAGCCACACGTTCAAACGCACTCGCCATTTTCTGGTGATGCCGCCCACTAATAAAGCTAGGCCACATGAGATTCACAAAGGAAATGAAGTCTTCCTTAGCTTTCTTCTTGTTCTGCACATCCTCAAGAGCTTCAAGATCCTTGAGAAGGGCAGCTTTCTCATTGGGTGGTAGCTTTGATAACTGAGACAGAACTTGACTTAAATCTCGCAAGCCGTTCCCCCTATATATATCAGGTAAACAGTTATATACCTTTAACTGTTATATACCTTTAACAGATATATAACTTATCTATACCTGATATATAATAGTAGTAAATATATAATTTGCTGTTTTATGAAAAAAGTTGGGGTAGTCATAGGGTGGGGTCTCTGTTTCACCAGATTTTGAGATTATTTGTGTGTAATACTATGTATGGTCAGAATAATCGGGCGCGTCGATCAGGGGGGGATGGGGGTGGGTGGGGGTAAAACTCCTTTTAATTCTATGCGTGTGCGAGGCAAAAGTTCAATTGCACTTTTCAAGACATGCCCAGCCGCTTGAGCCGTGCTTCGATATCCGCCTCGATTTCATCCGCGCTGCGCTCCGCCTTGTCAGTGGTTTCCACACGATCAATCCACAGCCCGCAGTTCTTTCCAAGCAGTTCCAAAGCCCGCACCCTTGCGCCATCCTGCACGTCTTGATCAAGTGCCATCTCTTGAAGCTGTTTCAAAACCAGATCTGTTCGAGAGAGGCCCAACACGCGCTGCTCAGCTTCCTTTTCCACAGCCAATTGCTCTAACCTAGTTGAGACCTTGGGGTTCTCTGCTGCCAGCCTGTAGGCCTCACGATGCACTGTAGCATCTGCCATGTTTCCCGCATCATACGCAGCCCTGTAAGCCTCAGAGAAGCTGCTGCCAGTCATCACCGCCATGCAGAAAGCTTCCTGTTTGTCTGTCAGTTGACTTGCTCCAGCGCTAGGAGACCTCTTGCGGGTTTTCTTTGGTTCATTAGCAGCAACAACCGTGAGCTTTGGCTTGCCTTTTGACGTGCTGCTTGTTGGTGTTTTCTTCATCTCATGCCTCTTTTTTTTAATGTTTTCAGTGGGTGGTATTATTACACCCCACTAGCAGCTTGCATCCCTGCCCCTGCAAATCACCCAGCAAATCACCCCTGATTTTACGTGCTGCTTGTCCATCCAGATCCCCGCTGCAAAAGTTCTATTGCACTTTTTATATCAGCCAAACCCCTACTTTTAAAGGCTTTTAGTGCTAAGGTAACTTTAATCAACATTAGGGGTTTACAAGTCAATCATAAGCTGCCATAAGGGTACTCGAAAGCGGGGGGGCAACGAGCCAAGCGCCCACAACCCTCGCCAGACAACGCCGCAAGGCCCATGACAATAGTCTCAAGGTAGCATCCCCGACCGCGAGGTCATCAAGGGATCGACTTGCAGGGTTTCCATCACTCTGCACACGAAGTACTGTGACCCGCCCCGCTCAGCCAAAGAGGAATAACCCTGTAATCGTGGGAGTATTTCAGAGACTAACGTAAACGCTGCGAGTGCCGCCGCTGGGAAAAGGGCTAGTGAGGCGGTTGAATGTAGAGAACACCAGCTTTCAGTAGTAGTGACGCTTTGAAGCCCACAATGTGAACTAAACTTTGTAAGCACCGGCTGTGGGCTGGTGCTTGGATGGTTCAGTTTTAACAGGAGAAACCGACATGAATACACCCAGAGATTTGGCGATGAGCCTAGTCGATCCCAATGCTGCCACCTACACGTTCAGCGAGCGGCAGATGCTGCAAGCTTGCTTGGCCTACATGTCATGGGATGACGTGATCGACATGCTCAAGGAAAACCAGATGCTTGAGCAATTTACCGCAGCCGACTTGGCTGAGCATCAAATTTATGAAACCTCTTGAAAGGAGAAACCACCATGGCCTCAATTACTTCTAAACTGCTAGGCGTGAACAAGCTGGGCATCAGCATGACAATCACCATGAAGGGTGACCTTGGCGAGCATTGCCTGACCATCAGATCAACGCAGGAGATGCGACACGCTTGGAATTACTCTTTGGCTACGCCAGATGGTACATGTTTTCGTCTGAAATGTGATGAGTTCCTGCATGACAATGACAGAGAGTTATTCAGTCATGAGAACATCTTTCACGTCAGCGCCATGATGCACAAGGTCATGACCCTTGGATATCGTGAGGGAACCAACGCAGCGTAAGGTTTTACACTACATGCCCCGTGATCATGCGGGGCATTGAGGGTAAAATCGCCCATAAAATTGTCAGCCTAGAAGGAAGATACAGATGACAAAATCAACATTTCAAATTCAAGACGCAACCGTAAACCTGATCGGCAAAGCGGAGCAACAGATCGGCTCTCTGAAGGCCGACAACAAGGCGAACAACGAGGTTGCCAACGGTCACAAGATCGGGGCTTATTGCGAGCTTATTGCCGCGCTTGCGCCCGTCAAGTTGGTCAAGGGCAACCTGCCCCGCGCTGCTTCAAAACAAGTGCGGGAAGCCCTCGCTGTTGCTGGTCTGAAAGAGGCCACCATCAAGCGTTACATGGAGAACTCAGTCGGTGCGATACGGCACTTTGAGATCAGCGGCATGGCGAACGCCACTGCTACCATGGTTGGTGAGTTCTTTGAG